GTGAAAAGATTGACGAAGTTTACGCTAAATACAAGGAAGTAACTAACATGAGTTACTCTGAGTTGGAAGCTTGGTCAAAAACAGAATGCTCAAAGAAGGCATCTTTAGATAGAAGTCCTATCACTAGAAACTTAAGATTGCTTTCTAAGAAAAAAGAAGAGTGGACTGCTAACGATATAGAAGATGCTAATAGAACAATTAGCTTTGTGAGTAGAATGAAAGGTGCGGAGCAAGGACCAGAAGTTTCTATGGGCTGTCCTTCTAAAAGAGATATATCATTAAAAAACTGGGCTTACGATCCTTCTAAGTAATGGCTAAAATACTTTATCCTTCACAGCAATTTGCTTTGCAACAAAAGATTGCAAGGAAATCAATCAGAGAATACCAGCCTCAAATAAAGGCAGTATTACAGAAGGATTTTGATAAAGCTGCTGATTTGGTTGCTCAAATGGGAGCACAGCAAACGGTAAATAACAGACAATCATTATTCGACTCACAATCGATTAATAATATTTTACGAAATTTGTATGAGAATGTAGGCGGTTATACCGCAATGCGTTATCAAAAGATATTTGACAAGTTTAAAAAAGAAGAGTCTATAGACTTTGATCCTCTAAATATCGCTGACGAATGGTTAGCGTTTATGTTGTCTTATTGGACAGCTATTAGTGGAACTAAGATGTATGGTATAGAGAATACAACCGAAACAGAGATTGCTAGGTTGATTAATAACGCTATACGATATGGACAAGAGAATAACCTTACTGAAAGACAAATCAATGAGTTGGCTATAAAGTCACTTAAAGATGGTAAGATTAATACTTCAAGAAGTCTATTGATTGCTCGTACTGAATCGCATCAGGCTTTAAGCACAGGTGCATTTGGTGCAACTCAATATTCAGTAGTGCCATTACTAAAGCAATGGGTACACTCAGAGTATATGGGTTCTCCTAGAATGTGGCATTTAGATTTGGATAGACAAACTAACCCTGACACTAAAGGAACGAGAATATTGGTGAATCAGCCATTTATGGTTAACACACCAAACTTAGGGGTGATACAAATGCAATACGCACACGATGCATCAGGGGGAGCAATAAATAATTGTAACTGTAGATGTTGTACTGTGTATATTGCGTAAACAAATAAATATGAGTAATTTTTATAACAGAAAAGGAGTAAGTGGTGCACCGATTGATATGTCGGATGACTCAAGAACAATAGTAGTTTACTACTCCGCATTTGGTAATGTAGATAGCGATGGTGATGTAATCACTCCTGGTGCATTTACTAAATCATTAAAAGAGAATGGTCCAAAAGCTAAGAATAGAATCTGGCATTTGTTTAACCATTCTACAGAAAAGCCTATCGCAAAGCCATTTGACATGATGGAAGATAACTTTGGATTAAAGGCTTATGTAAAAATGCCTAATACAACTTTGGGTAGAGATACTTACGAGTTGTATAAGGATGGACATATTACCGAGCATAGCATCGGCTTCCAAACTGTGAAGTCTCAAGCTAAGTCAGGTTATAATGAAATATCTGAAATTAAATTGTTTGAGGGTTCCTCTGTTTTATGGGGAGCTAATTCTAATACACCAACAGTAATGGTTAAGTCTGAAATCAAGTCTACTCTTATTGATGAGATGGGTAAAACTATCAAGTCTTTAAAGAATGGCTTTTATACAGATGAGACATTCGGTTTGTTGGAATTAAAACTTAAACAATTACAACAATATCTTGCAGAAATGGAAGACGAAGAGTCAGTTCCTTCAGAAGAACAACCGCCTGTAGAAGAACCATCTGAATTGCAACCAGAAGGTGAATCAGTAGATGAGGCATTGGAAGAAGAAGAAAACCCGACTGTTTCTATTGAAATCGAGATAAACAAATATTTACAATCATTTAAAATTTTCAACTAATGGTAGAAGAAATTAAAAGTGCTTTCGAAGGTATCAAAACCGAAATTAAAGGTGAATTTGATGCTGTGAAAGCTGAAAACGCAACTGCTGTAGATGCAGTTAAATCTGAATTAGAAGAATTAAAATCTCAAGTTGCTGTAGTTAAAGATGCTGCAGACAAATTAGAGGCAAAATCAAATCGTATTAAAATGAATCAAAACGAAGTAAAAGGTTTCAATGGTGCTTTAGCTGAAGCAATTGAAAAGAATGCCGATGTATTAGGCAAATTAGGTGCTGGTGAAATTAAGAACCACGCATTTGTAATGGACACAAAGACTGTAGGTAACATGACTGAAGCTGCTAGCTTAACAGGTGATATTCCTCGTGCTTATGCTAACCAAGTTTATGGCTTACCTTCTCGTAAGGTGCATGTAAGAAGTTTGTTACCAGTAGGTACAATTTCTCAAGGTTTATTTACTTTCCCTCTAGAAACAGGTGGTGAAGGTGCTCCAGCAGCTCAAACTCAAGGTAGTGCAAAAGCTCAAGTTGATTTCGATATCACTATGACTAATGCTCCTGCACAAGTTATCGCTGGTTATGTTAGAATCTCTCGTCAAATGTTAGATGATGTTCCTGCTATGACTTCTTTCTTACAACAAAGATTGTTAGAGAAGTATTTAGTAGCTGAAGATGCTCAATTATTAAGCGGTAACGGTACTGCTCCTAACTTACAAGGTTTAACTGGTGTTGCTTCTGCATTCGCTGGTGCTGCTACTGTAGATGTTGAGCAATTAGTTCAATCTATCGCACAAGTTGAAGCTTCTAACTATACTGCAACTGGTATCTTGATTAACCCTACAGATTGGGCTAGCATCATCAATACTAAGAATACAAATAGTGCTTACTCTTTACCAGGTTCTACTATTGTTACTAACAATGGTCAGTTATCTATCGCTGGTATCCCAGTTTACACTTCTACAGCTATCGCTGCTGATAAGTTCTTAGTAGGTGACTGGTCTATGGGTGCTCAAATCATGCAAAGAGATGGAATTTCTGTTCGTTTCTCTGAGTTTGATGGTAACAACTTTACAGAGAATATGATTACTGTAAGAGTTGAAGCTCGTATCGCATTCCCTATCTACTACGCTGGTGCGTTCGTATATGGTGATTTCGGTAATGTTGCTTAGTCTTAGACTAATCTAAAATATAAGGGGTAGCCAAAAACTACCCCTTTTTTAATGCGTTAAATTTTGACTATTTTTGTAAAAAAGATATAGGATGCAAATTGTAAGAGATATTACAACAACAGTAGCCCCTACAGCAGAAGTTGTTACTTTAGTAGAAGCTAAGAATTACCTTAGAGTTGATTATGACGAAGATGACGATCTAATCGAAGCTTTGATAGCTACTGCACAAACAAGACTTGAGCAATATGCAGGTGTTGCTATGACTACAAGAACATTGAAGGTTGTAGCTTATGTAGACGAGTTTATAGAACTTCCTTATGTACCTACAGGTACGATTAGCGTGGTAGAATACTGGAACAATGAAGAATGGGTAGTAATGCCTCTTGGAGATTATAATGTTTTAGGTGATACAACCAAGAAGATTTACATGGTAGCTAACAATGCTATGGAATATAGATTTACTTACACTTGTGGGTATTCTACCACTCCTAAGACTATGAAAACAGCACTTTTAAAGTATGTTGCTGACCTTTACGAGTACAGAGAATCAAGTGTTGAAGATACACAACCAAATGCTAATATAACAACTGCTTATGAGCTTATGAAGCCTTATAAGCGTATTAACTACATATTATAATGATAGGCAAATTAAGGGTTAGAATCACATTTAAAAGTAAAACAGGAGTATCTGATGGTGCTGGAGGATATGTAAATACCCTTGCAGACTATTATACTTGTTGGGCTCAGATTGTAACTGATGCAGACAATAAAACAAACATTGCTGGTAGAGATTCTTTGAGTAATGACATTAATTTTAGAATAAGATATACTACATCTAAAACATTTTCTAACAAATTGATAATCAGTTATAAAGGCAATTTATATATGATTAATTCAGTTATAAATGAGAGAGATGAAAACAAGTATTATATTGTTGGATGTTCAACTCTTTTAAATGGGTAAAACAGTATCTGTGACTATTGATGTTAAGGGCTTAGACACTCTTAGTAAAAAGTATCATCAAATAGCTGAAGAATTTAAAAACTTTGCTATTGTAGAGTTAGATAAGGCTGTGAAAAAAATGGAAATTGAGGCACAAAGCAAATCTAGCCCATCTAAGCTCAAAAGAATATTCCCAGACTCTACATACAAAAGAACAGGCAATCTATCAAGATCCATATATTCAAGACCTTACCAAAATGGATATGCTGTCATTGGAATGGGTAAGGGCATATCTTATGCTCCTTATGTAGAATTTGGTACAAGAAGAGGCTATGGAATGCCTTATCAAGCTAGTTCACTAATCAAATCAACTGCTCAAAATATAGCTATTTTGTACAAGGGCAATAATATTAGGAATTTCAATATGGAGGCTAGACCATTCTTCTTTAATACCATAAATTCTAATATGAACGCTTTATACAGAAGGCTAAATTCATATAAAGGAAAGTAATAATCATATAAATATATTTCGCTAAATTTGTGTAAATGAAAGACTGCGGATTAGCTATAAGGAAGGCTTATTTTGATAAATTAACTAGCGAATCGTATTCGTTAGGAGTTTATGATACAATAGCTCCAGATGAAGCTAACCCACCATTCTTAATCATTAGTAGCCAAACATCTGCTGAAAATAGTGATAAACAAAGCTATAGCCAAAATGTTACGATTCAGTTTGATATTGTCTACAAAAGTTCTAAAGCAGGTGAAGTAGGTCAAAAGTCAGTAGACGAATGGGCTAATGAATTATTGGAAATAATAGGGGTATATCCTGAAGATTATCCAAGTGCTGCTCCAGACTTTAAAATAGTTACTCGAAAGGTAGGATCAAACATAGCTACATTTGATTATATCAATGAAGCTTATATCTTTAGAAGAGTAATAACAATGGAACATTTTGTGAATCAAATATTATAAAAAAAGTAAAATAAAATAAAATGGCAACAACAGGTGTATTTAACGGAACCTCATTGGTTGTATTAATTGGAGACGAAGTAGTAGCACACGCTACATCTTGTTCTTTAAGTTTTTCTGTAGACTTACCAGATAGCACAGACAAACAAAGTGGTGGATGGACTAACCATATTGGTGGTGCAAAGTCTTGGACTTTAACTACAGATGGTTTAGCTACAGTTGATCCTGCTGCTACAGCAAACTATTACACTACAGGTGAGTTAATGACTGCAATCGCTTCAAGAACTGCTGTAACTGTTAAGTTTACTACAGTAAGTGGTACAACTCCAGTAACAGGCGACTTGATTTGGTCTGGTTCTGCTTTCATTGAAAGTATGGATATTACTGCTGATATGGAATCTCCAGTAACTTATTCAGTATCTTTCACAGGATCAGGAGCATTGACTCAAGCTACTAACTAATAACCAAAAACAACAACATATATGAGAGGGCACTACGAATTAAAACTTTCGGATGGTAAAAGCATACCAATGCGTTTCTGCACATGGTCTTTAAAAAGATTCTGTCAGTTACAAGGTATAGGACCTTCTGAAATTGGAGATGCTTTAAGTGGTAATCAGACATTAGATGCAATAACAAACTTATTGCGTTCTGCTGCAGAATATCCAATGTATAAACAAGGTATCACACCTGATTTTACTGATTTGGATGTTTGCGATTGGATTGATGATTTAGGAGGTCTTGGAAGCCCTAAATTTCAAGTAATCATGTCTCACTTAGCAGAAAGTATGAATAGTGGATTAGAAGATACGCCTACTACTAAAAAAGGCAAAAGCTCTGATGTAAAAAAAAATTAGAGTGGATTGATATTGAAAGATATACAATGGGGGAGTGCCAAGTGCTTCCCCATTTGTTTTGGGATATGACGATGGCTGAGTTAGATTTTGTGTGGTATGGATATAGGCATAAAGAGGAACAAGAATGGATAAGAACTAGATGGCAAACAACTATTTTAGTTAATGTTCAATTACCAAAAGGTAAAAAAGTTAAGCCTAGTGAGCTTTTAGAACTTGACTGCGATAATCGTAACTTTGTGAAACAAAGAGTGATGAGCCAAGAAGAATTAAATCAGGTTCTTCAGAAGTATAATAATATAAAACCAGTTGGTAATGGCAGGTAATGATCCACAAATAGAATTAAAACTCAATTTAGACATATCAGGTGTTCAACAAGCACTTTATGATATGATTGGCGATTTTCAAGGTACAGATAAAGAGTTTGAAAAAATTAGCAAGAAAATTCAAGATAGTTTTAAGAATCTTGAAGGAGCTATAAAAAGATTTGGTTCTGATTCAAAAGAGGCTGCTGCTGCTGCAAGAGCATATTCTAATAGCCTTACTGCATTGGTTTCAAATGGCGTTAACCCAGCATCATCTAGTTTTCAAAGATTAAGTCAATCTGCAAGTGGTGCAGGTGGGGCTATAAGTGATGCAGGTAACACACTTAAAAAAGATAGTAGAGTATGGACTAATCTTGCATTAGTTGTACAAGACTTGCCATTTGGATTTAGAGGTATTCAGAACAACTTACCTGCATTGATGAGTGGAATATCAGGTTTAACTGGTCCAATTTACTTATTAGGCTCTGCTATAATCGCTTTATTTACTTATTGGACAAATGGTTCATCTAAAGCAGAAGAGTCAACAAATAGGCTTACAGAGGCTTTAAAAAGGAATAATGATGTTGTAGCTAAAGGTGCTGAAGGTCAAAGTAAGGCTTTAGTTGAAATGAGCAGAATGTCAGTAATATTTACTGGCGTAAAAGATGGAACAATTACTGCTAAAGATGCTTTAGAAAAGTACAATCAAACTTACGGAGATACTTTTGGTATTGCTAAGAGTGTAAACGAAGCTGAAAGTATATTTATTAAAAGAACGGGTGATTATGTAAAGGCTAGTGCTTTAAGAGCAATGGCTAATGAGAAGTATGCACAAGCTCAAGAAGAGTTTAAGAAGGGAAGAATGGCTCAAGGACAAGACAATGTAACTTTCCTTGAAAAAATGGCATCTGCTATGGATGCGTTGGATAAGGTTGGTGTTATGGGATTTGATCCAACAGCAATGGCATCATTCTTTAGCAAATTTTCTAAAAACTATGCTGCTACTCAAAAACAAGCTACTCAAGATATTGTAAATAGTTCTGCTACTGCTTTTGATTTGTTTATGGCTCAAGCTGCTAATCTTGAAAGAGAAGCAAATAAGTACATGACAGACTTAGGTCTTAAAGGGAATAAAGAAGCTATACAGAAATTAGAAGATAATTACATTGAAGTTTTAAGAGCATTACAACAATTCCATAAAGATAATATTTGGGAATATGCTGACTATGAAAAAAAGATTTTAGTTAGACAAGAAAAACTTGCTGTTGCTCAAGCTGCATTAGAAGGGAAGAGTCAGGAATATATCAACAATATAATTGAGGCTTATAGAATAAAAAGATTGACTGCTGATAAGGAACTTGGAGACAAGTGGTTAAAGCAGCAAGAAGATATATACGAAGAGCAAAGAAGAATAATTGAGAAAACAAATCAGTTAGTTGCAGAGAATAGGGCTAACATGGAAAAGGCTATCAATAAAATACATGATAACTTTTCTGATGAAAGATTAAAAACTATTAAGCTAGAAACTGATACTGCATTAAAGCTTCATAAAGGATATAGAAGAGCTCAAATTAAAGACCTTATAGATGAGAAGAAAAAGCTAGAAGCAGAGAAGTTAGGTGAATTTATTACTCCTGAGCAATCTAGAAAAATAGATGGCTTATTAGAGCAAAATGCAGCTAAATTAAAAGTATATGAGGATCAATGGACTCAAGTAGCTGCAAATATTAATAACACCATAAACAGCATGATTTCCGACTCTTTTGCATTATTAGGAGAGCATATTGGAAATATGATGACTGGAGATGCAGTAGAAGGGATACAAGCGTTTGAAAAAATACTTGCATCATCTTTAATTAGCATTGGTAAGATGTTAATCTCTTATGGTACAATGTTAGAGATTGCATTAGGGCAACCTGATCCATTTGTTGCTATTGCTGCAGGTATCGCTGCTGTAGCTTTGGGTACAGCTATTAAAAATGCTTCTGCTGCAAGAAATACAACAGGAGCTACTAAATTTGCAAATGGTGGTATCATATCTGGTCCGACTTATGGCTTAATGGGTGAATATCCAGGTGCTAAAAACAACCCTGAAGTAGTTGCTCCATTAGATAAATTAAAAGAAATGATGGGTACTGGTGAAGGTCAATTTGTGCTTAGAGGTCAAGACTTGGTATTAGCTATGAATCGTTCTCGTGAATCTTTAACCCTTAGAAGAGGATAATGGCATATAACAATAAATATAAAATAACTGTAGCTACCAAAACAGGCAAAACATCATACTTATACTTGTTAGAAAATGATTATGTAGGTGATGTTTATGAGTATTTAGCTACTTCATTGCAATTAGAGTTTATCCCTAATAGTGATGACTTATTTGAAACAATATATGTTAGTCAAATAAATGTTCAGTTAGATGTAACAGAATACTATAATGGAACTGAATGGATTGCTGACTTGTCAGTTATGCCTGATTTTACAACATTAAACGATAGAAAGTATAAAGTTGAATTATATTCTGATGAAGATTTAGAATGGGTTGGATGGGCTTTGTCTGACAATGTTCAGTTTAATTTCTCTACAGGTAGAAAATATTTATCATTTAACGCTATTGATGGATTAGGTATATTAGATAAGATTCCTTATCAATTATCTACTACAGACTATTTGACAACTAAATATACCTGTTTAGATATAGTACAAAGCTGTTTATCTAATGTAGGTTATGATATGAACTTAATTTCAGGCATAAGCTTCTATGCAGATGGTATGCTTACAAGAGATGATGATCCAGAGAATGAGCCATTAATTCAAACATATTTAAACTACAGCAATTTAGTAAATGACCAAAATGAGGCTATTAACTGCTTAGATATTTTAAAAATTATTGTAGGTGGATTTGCTAGTAGATTATTCCAATCAAATGGTAAATGGTATATAGTTCCATTAACTCAGTTAGCTCAGAATTCATATTATTTTACAGAATATGATACTACAGGAACTGTAGTTACAAGTGGAACTAAATCTTTGACTACAAATATTGAAGGATATACAGGCAATACAAGTAATACATATTTCGTAGACAACTCTCAATTAAAGATATTTAAGAAGGGATACAATAAGGTATCTTTTAAAAAGACTATAGAGAATCCAACAAACTATATAACAAACTGGGATTTAAAGAATTTTGAGTATGTAAATCCATTATTAGGGTATGCTTACGGATGGACAGAGAATAGGGGAGACGGTGTAATATATGTAAAAAATATGCCAAACTTGGCTTATAATATTTATATTTTAGGATTTGGCATTGGAAGTACAGTACATGAAATAAGTGTATCTCCTAATAATATCCCTAAAACAAGCATTAATGGCTCATTATCACTTTCTTTTAATTGCTCTTGGCATGGTGCACCTGTATCTGGACCTACTGCTCTATTAATAGTTAAAATGATTATTACAAACCCTGTAAGTGGTAATACATATTCATTGAAAAATGATGCAGAAAATAATCCTATATGGGATTCAGGTAGTTCGTATATATATTATATACCATTTGATCCTGCTCAGTCATCTAATGACATTGAGATTAATACACCTATAGCTCCAGATAGCGGTGAACTTACATTGGAATTTATCATAGCGGATTCTGCTGGAGGTTATCCTGTATATACAATATATGAAGTAGAATTAAGCAATTTTAGATTAGCCGTAGATACTTCATTTAAAGAATTTACAACCATATCATATAGCGTAGATTCATTAGAATATGTCTATGATGCACAAATAGGTATGGGATTCAATGATGTACTTGATGGATATTATTCATATAGAGGATTTATTAGCGATAGTACAGGTTATACTTTAAAAGATTGGTTTAGATTAGAATATCCTGATATTAAATATAGGTCATTAAGCGAATTAGCAATTCAACAATATGTTAATTGTTTAAATAAGAACATAATCAATTTGGATGCTACAGTATCAAGCATAGAAACTACAAACGGAAGAATTAGTGGTGCGATGAGATTTACTGCTGATGATACTGATCCTGCACAAATAAGCGTTGAAGGTAAAAAGTATTTATTAGGTAATAGCACAATAGATTATGCTAGTGATATAGTTCAATCTACTTTTTTAGAAACTAATGACCTAAATGCTGATTATATCGTAACTACTACATATAATACTAGTACACAACAAGTGGGAGGTCTGAATATGGGTAGAAATAGGTCTACAGGATACATGACTAAAGAAGCTGCTTTTGCTGCTCCTTTAACAGAGTTTAGACTATACTTAGTGCAAGGTGACTATTACAGCCCAAGCGTTGGGGATGTTTATTACTCTGATCCTGAGTTCTTAAATCCATTTAATGGAGCTGCATTGTGGTGGAAAGTAATGGTAGATGATTTAGGATATAGTGCATTTAAGATTAGCTCAAGTGGTATTATTACAGAAATTTATGGTTAAAAAATATATATATGGCATCAGCAATTAACGGTACAAACATAATTTTATATTACTACGATCCTGAGACATTGGAAGGAATCCCATTTGGAGCAGCTACAAACTGCTCTTTTGAGATTAATGTAGACCAAAGGGAAGTGACTTCTCAGAGTTCTGCATGGTTCAGAGAGTATAAGAACGATGTTTCTGCATGGACAGTAAACTGTGATGGATTCGTTGCATTAAACGACTATTCATACTTATTCTTAGCTAACCTACAGTTAAGCAGAGCATCTATATTGATTAAGTTCCAAATAGATAACGATAATGGAGGTGCTGAATCTTTAGGTCATACTGTGTTTACAGGTACAGCTAATTTAACTTCTTTATCTATTAGTGGACCAGTAGAGAACACATCTACTTATAGCGTGTCTTTACAAGGTTCAGGACCTTACACAATTAGTGGTACTCAAGTTACTCCTGGTGGCGTAGTAGTATTAGGAACAAATGTTACTATGTATGATTACACAGCTATAGGCGGTGAGACTTCAATCACTTGGGCTGGTACTGTTGGTATGAGTTGTGTGACTGTTACAAGAGGTGGTGTTGAGGTTAGAACAATAGGTACTACTGGTACTCCAACAGGTGAGAATGTGGTATTTAATACCTCTACAGGAACACTTACCTTTGCATCAGGAAGAGCATTGGAAGCGGATGAGTTTGTTAGAGCAATTTTTAAATAATTAACTTAATATAGGATGTCGAATCAATTACAAATAACAGGTGGAGCTAAAGTAAGAAATTTAGAAGGTGTATTAACAGGTACAGCAGGTGTTGTAG